CTAGAAAAAGCCTCCGCTTCCAGCATCAAGAATCAGACTAATGTTCAGATAAATGATGGTGTACCATTCGGTCAGGGTAACTACGGCAAGTTAATGGATAAACTACTCAATGGAACAGCCTGAGTTTAATGAACTATATACAAAGTTTTCCACTCACGAAGCACAATGCGAAGAGAGATGGAAGACTATTTTCGTACGTCTCGAAGGAATCGAGGAAAAAATGGACAGGCTACAGTTTTTACTGTTGGGGGCAACAGGAACTGTAATATTATTTTTAGGAGGTATAATACTAAAGCTAGTAGGGTAAGTTTGGGAGAACACCAGTGATTGGGGAAGTCGCGGCTGTTATAAGTGCCCTCAAAGCACTGAACGACGGTATAAATACCATTAAACAGTCTGCGGGAAACGCGGGCGATCTACAAGCAATTATAGGCAGATTTGCTGGTGCCCAGGAAAAGTATAGGGATGTAGAAAAAGCTAGAACAGGGCGAATGAGTTACAAAGAAGCTCTCGCTATGGAAAGTGCCAAAAGGCAATTAGTTAACTTTGATAGGCAATTAAAAGATATATGTTTGATGCAGGGTCAGGGCGACCTGTACAACTCAATAAAGACCCGAATGGAAGAGTCTCGTATAGCCCATGAAAAAGAAGTTGCACGTATTCGAAAGCAGCGAAAAGAAATGAAGAAATACTTAGGATGGGCAGGATTAGGAGTGACTATCTGGGTATTTGCAATGGGAATGATGTGGCTGATACTAGCCATATGGGAAGCATAAATGCCAGCAACAAAATTAAATGAAACAACAGAACTCGCAATCCCACTCAAGAACCTTATAGGTTTGGTGGCGTTCACAGCAATCTCTGTATGGGGCTATACGTCAATTACTGAGAGAATAACCTTCCTAGAGCACGACGTAGATTTAATAAAGGAAGATGTAAACGAAAATGAAGAATGGATTGATAACTTTACTCCTCCGCCCGAAGTACAAAATACTGTAGAAAGAGTGAGAGAGTTAGAGTTACAAATCAAAGAGCTGGAAGTAAAACAGCTACAGCGGGAGTATTAATATGTGTAATGTATGTGGATGTAGTCCTTGCGTATGTGGGAGTCTCAAATGCCAAAAGGTGTAGGATACGGAAAGAAGAAAAAGCCTATGAAAAGAAGAAAGCGTGGTAAGAAATCTTAGGAGAATCTTAAAACGTTTTGACAAAATGATGAAAAGCGGGTTACTTACAAAAGTGACCCGAAAGGTGAATAAAGGTATGAGAAAGACATATCGAGGAAAGAAAGCACCAAAAGGCTTCCACTTTATGCCCGGCGGCAAGTTGATGAGAGACTCTGCCCATAAGAGGAAAAAGCGTGGCGGTAAAAAGAAAACGAAAACCCGTAAGAAAAAAAGGCGGTACTAGACGAAAAGCAAAACCTTTGAGTGCAAGTGTACAGAAAACTTTGAAGGCAAAAGCTAAGCGTTCTAAAAAGTATACTTATGGACAACTTGCACGAGTTTATAGAAGAGGGCAGGGTGCCTTTCTAAGTTCTGGCTCCCGCCCAGGCGTGTCAATGTCACAGTGGGCTTTTGGTCGTGTAAACTCTTTTATGAGAGGTGGCCACTCACAGGACAATGACATAAAGAGAAAGAAACGTGCGACGAAAAAGAGTACCAAAAGATAAAAAGAGTAAAGTTCCAAAGAAGTACCTAGGCGGGACAAAAGGCTCAAAACGTACACGGCTTGCTTCTGTGATAAAAAGAATCGCAAAGTTGTACAAAGAGGGGAAGACTGTTCCCAGGGCGCTAATCAAACAGCGGATAGCGTTAGGAAAATCAGATGGCTCACGCAAAACGAGGAAAAAGTCTACTAAAAAGAGCAGGCGTTAGAGGATATAATAAACCGAAGCGTACTCCTCGACACCCGAAGAAGTCACACATTGTCGTGGCAAGAGTAGGGCACAAAGTAAAGACTATTCGTTTTGGACAGCAAGGTGCTAAAACCGCAGGTAAACCAAAGAAAGGAGAAAGTGAGCGCATGAGAAAGAAGCGTGCATCTTTCAAGGCTCGCCACCGTAAGAATATTGCTAGAGGCAAAATGTCAGCAGCTTACTGGGCGAATAAAGTAAAGTGGTAACGTTCATCCTTTAAGGACGGAAGTAGGGAGCAGTTAGCCTGAAGGAACGCCAGACAAGGCTTAAAGGAGAAATACTATGAAAGAAGTTACTTTAGTCTATCGTGGTGTCAAATACACTAAGAAGGTATAGGGAATAATATATGGACATACTTTTAGAACTTGCAGCAAATTTTTGGCAATGGAGCGTACTGATTGTTTTAGTCCTCATAGGATTTGTGATCAGTTGGTTCGATGGTCAAGGAGAGGAACGTGTAGGTTTTAAGATGCCCTTTGGTATGCCCGTATTACAACCTATACCGATAGAAACAAAAGACAAAGGGTTTTGGAAAGGGATTCTTCTGTGGCTTCTCGGCACTCGAAAGTGGGAAGTCGCAGAAGACTTCTGGTTTGAATTAGAGGGATCAAATTACACGATTCCCGCAGGGTTTCAGTTTGACGGGGCTTCTGTACCGAAGTTTCTCGCTACCTTTCTTTCGCCTGTAGGAGTTTTACTCATGGGCGGATTAGTTCATGACTATGGATACAAGTATGCAACACTTCTACACGATGATGGGACAACCATGGGCTATAGAAATCAAGCACATTGGGACAGAATCTTTCGAGACATTTGCATTGAAGTAAACGGGTTCAAGTTTTTAAACTACCTTGCCTACTGGACTTTGCGTCTATTTGGCTTTGTGGCTTGGAATGGCCACAAGAAAAGAGGCACGCACGTTAAGGAGGACTCATGAGCGAAGAAGGAAAGAATAAGTATCAAAGTTGGATAGACTTAGCAGAAGCAGTCGATAGTTGGAGAATATTTCCAAGAGCATTTTTAAGCGTATACATCTTTCTTTTATACTACAGCACCATGTGGTTTATGGGATTACCAGATCCTAATTCACAGCAAGCAGGACTCATTTCAATTATAGTGGGTGCTGGGGCAGCATGGTTTGGATTATACACAGGAAGTAAGAAGTAGAGGCCGTTATGGCAATAGAAATTAGCAGACGGGACATAGTTTCCGAACAGCTACTAGAGTTACAATCTGAGGCAAGGTTCCTTAAATTACCAGTAGATCCATACTTGGATCTTCTCGGCATAACGCCACTTGCGAGTCAGGTGGCGATTATCAACGCGATAAACAATCCGAAATACCGTTTCGTATGTGCGGCAGTTTCGAGAAGGCAGGGTAAGACCTACATCGCAAACATAATCGGTCAACTAGTTTCACTAGTCCCGAACTCAAACATACTCATAATGTCCCCCAACTATGCCTTGTCTCAGATTTCTTTTGACTTACAAAGAAATCTAATAAAGCATTTTGACTTGGAAGTTGCGAAGGACAACGCAAAGGATAAGGTGATAGAACTAACAAATGGATCCACAATTCGAATGGGAAGTGTTAATCAAGTTGATAGCTGTGTTGGCCGTAGCTACGACCTTATCATCTTCGATGAGGCTGCTTTGGCCGATGGCAGGGATGCTTTTAACGTAGCACTACGTCCCACACTAGACAAAGATAATTCAAAGGCAATTTTTATTTCAACGCCAAGAGGGAAGAACAACTGGTTCTCAGATTTTTTCTACAGAGGCTTTTCAGATGAGTTTAAGGAGTGGGCGTCTATTCGTGCTACTTATAAAGATAATCCTCGAATGTCTGAAACGGATATTGCGGAAGCTAGGAAATCCATGTCGGAGGCTGAGTTTAGACAAGAGTACGAAGCAGACTTTAACACATACGAGGGACAGATTTGGACTTTCAATCATGAAGAATGTATCGGCAACTTCGAAGAGATCGACACGTCGAAAATGGACGTCTTTGCAGGACTGGATGTTGGTTACAGAGACCCTACGGCCTTTTGTGTAATCGCTTACGACTGGGACGAAGAAAAGTTTTACCTATTGGATGAATACTTAGATGCAGAACAAACAACAGAAAACCACGCAAAAGAAATACAAAAACGAATTGATAAGTGGGGGATTGACTATATTTATATTGACTCTGCTGCTCAGCAGACCAGGTTCGACTTTGCACAGAATTACGATATTTCAACAATTAATGCAAAGAAATCCGTGTTGGATGGTATCGCGCAGGTAGCAGGAATAGTAGACAACGATAAATTACTTGTTGAACAGATGTGCAAAGAGTCTCTTTCAGCGTTAGATCAATACCAATGGGACCCCAACCCAAACCTATTGAAAGAGAAACCGAAACACAATTATGCATCGCACATGGCCGACGCGTTGAGGTATGCATTATACT